CGGCACGAAGTTGATAAAAAGGGACAGGGTTTTCAACCAGGCGAAGACGGCTTCCCATCCCCAGGCCGCATTGCATGGGCGTTGTGGGGCGGAGACGCAGGACAAGTGTGGGCCGCTGATAAAGTCAAAGGAATGCAGGCATCACAACCCGAACAGATGAAAGTCTCGCTTGCCGTTCGCGACACGTTCGGACGTATTACCGGATTTGAAACAAAGCACGAACTCGTTATGCCGACTCCAGACAAAGACGAAGAGCAAGACGACTTCATAGGCCGTTGCATGGTGAGCGGAACAATGACGAGCGAATATCCAGACGAGAGTCAGCGCACCGCCGTTTGCATGGCACAATGGGAGAAAAAATAAATGATCACACACGGCATAGCACTCGAAGCAAAGAAAGCACTCATCACCGGCGTCCACCAACCCGGCGATGATTACCGGATCGCGCTTTACAGCGCATCGGCAAAGATCGGGCCGACAACAAAAGCGTACACAACCGAAGGAGAGGTAAAGGGCATGGGCTATACCGCCGGAGGCGTAGCACTCAAGGGACATCGCACAGGCATCATCGGCAAAAATGCCTTTATAACATTTGATGATGTCGTCCTAAAATCTGTAACATTCGCAGCAGCCGGAGCGATGGTCTACAACGCCAGCAAAGGCAACGCCGCCTTGATCGTCTTGAGCATCGGATCCGAAAAGCACGTTTACAACAGCACGTTTGAACTCAAATTTCCCAAGCCAACCGAAACCAGCGCATTGATTTTACTAGCTTAAATATGAAACCAACCAACCCAATTGTTATCGACGGCGAAACCTACGACATTTACACGATCAACCTTGCGATCACATCCGTTGTAAACCCAGACGCAAGCGAAGATGCAAACGTAGCCATGCGCCTTGTGCCTACGCGAATCGCGAATGGCGAAGTCATCCTTGCCAACGACTACGCACGCTCGATGGCACTCGGTAGCGTCGAGAATGTTGACCAACCAACGAAGACCGCCGTTGCTCAAATTTCTGCAAGCATCCAAGAATTTATTTACGCGAAGGGACTCTAAGCGATGGCACTTATTCTTTCGGCGGCAACGGGAAATTTCAACGCTGGCGCAACTTGGGTCGGAGGCATTGTGCCAGGGGCAGCGGACGAAGCTCGCGCCTCGACAACGCACGTTATCACGATCACAGCAAGCGTGACTTGCACCGAGCTTTCAAACGCAGGAACAGGCACATACGTTCTCAACAACGGCGTGACTTTGACGGCAAACGTGACGCACAAAAGCACAACCTCTACTATAAATTGCTTGACGTTTTCAGCGGCATCGCCAGCAACGGCGAGCATTGTCGGCACTTGCACCGCTGGTAGCGTTGCAGTCGCAAATGCCGTTTCTAATACTGGCACAGGAGCGTTGTCTGTTACCGGCGCGGCGATAGGTGGTAGCTTCAGTTCTGCTTCTGCAATTACTCAATCTTCATCCGGATCAGTAACGCTTACCGGAAATGTAACGGCGAGCACTGGGCAGGGGGTTGGAAACACATCTACGGGGACTGGCACATTTACAATAAATGGAAATGTTTTAGCGGCAGCAAACAACGGCGCATTTAACAACGGAGTGGGGACTCTAATCATTGTGGGAAGCGTCACAGCCGCAGCGGCAACAGGAGTTAGCAACCTCAGCACAGGCCCAGTCACAATCACCGGTAATATCACGGCATCAACCGCCGCAGGGGTAACAAATTCAAGCACCGCGACGCTAACAATATCAGGAGGCACGTACACCGCATCGACCGTTGCCAATGCAGTTATATCCACAAACGCAAGTTCTGTAGTTCGCGCAAGCGGATCATTCATCCATGCGTCCAACGGATTTGTTCCGATCAATGCGCCAAAATTTATTTTACTTACAACGCCAACGCTTGCCAAAACTCGATATGCGCTCAACGGATCGACGACTTATGTCGATATGTTCACGTCTGACAACGGGCTAGGCCAAGCTGCAATTACCGACGTTCGTTTCGGAACGGTCTACGCAAGTGGAACTTTGACGGGCGTTGCCTACATTCCATCGGCGTCAAGCGTTGGTTTCGGCGTCCCCGTAGATGCGACAACCGGAACGGCAACACTCACCGCCGCTGACGTGCGAGCCGCGATAGGCTTGGCAACAGCCAACCTCGATACGCAACTTGCCGCGATACCAACCGCCATCACAAATGCAAACGCCGTCTGGGACGAGTTGATGTCCAACCATACAACGGCTGGCACATACGGCGGCAGGATCGTTCGCGCAATTAATGCGAACAACGAATTGCAACTCACAGGCTCGCATCACGCCGCCGCAGACGTTCACGAATTTCAAGCTGCCGTTATTCAGTCCGTGGCCTTCGCCACAAGCGCAGTCACACTTTTCACAGGCGCAATGCGAACTGAACTCACGCCAGAACTTACGGAGATCACCGAAGTTCACGCGATCCACGGACTCGATATCGCAAACGCGCTCACGGTCACGCCTACGAGCAGGACATCGGGCGCGATCACGCAAGCGATCACCGGAGACGGCACAACAAACACCGTAGTAACGAGAGTCTAAGCGTATGCTCGCCTCCCTGCTAATTGCAACGCAGGGCTTAATGCCAAGCCCAACGCCGTTATCTATCGGCGTTCAAGGCTTGCTGTTCATTTCGGTCGTTCCGCCTGCTCCGATCAATCCAATTGATCTCCCTGGGGGCGGCGGACGAGGACGCGAAGAGCGCAAGGTGACGGCCACCGTTCGCGGCGTCCGTCTTGTTTTCTCGGTCGCGAACGTCGAAACGTGCGCCGGTTCTAGCATTCAAATCGTAGGCTCATCCTGCTTCACCAATGCTGGCGAGGCAGAGCTTTGCGCCAGCACAAGCACGATGGTTCTAGGTGCGCGGACTCACGCCAGCGCAAATCGCCCAGAGATCAGATTCTCGATGTCGTTTGATGTCATCGGAGGCGAGGAAGAGAACGAGTTAGAAGTTTATCTGATGGCGCAGGCCGCGATGGGATTGATGGATGACTAATTGACATCCGCGCCCTCGCATGGATGTCATCGAAGGCGTATCAATCATTTCAATCGGCGAAGCAAAAGGCCACGGTCTCTACGTTGACGAGACAACTTTGATGCAAGTCAAAGAGTGTGCGGAAAGCTACAAGGGCGGCGTCAAAGTCAATCTGGATCACGGTGCAGGGATCAAGGACATCGTCGGATTCGTGAACAATTTCCGCATCGTCGGCAAGCAACTCTTGGGCGATCTCAACCTACTCGAAACATCGCCTATGCGCGACTACGTCATGGAGATTTCAAGCAAACTCCCGGACACATTCGGAATCAGCATCGCTTTTACAGGGCCGATCCGCGAAGTTGAGGGACTCGCCTTCGCAAGTTGCACCGAGCTTTACAGCGCAGACCTAGTGCAAACGCCAGCCGCAAACGCGACAGGTCTTTTCAGTTTTACGGCAAAGCAAGTTGACAGTTTTTCCAAACAAATGACCGATCCAGAAAACACCGAGGCTCCCGAAGGAGAAGTAGAAGTCACAATCGCCGAACTCGCAAAACGTATGGAGGCTCTTGAGCTTTCTTTCGGCGCGATGAAAACTCAGATGGAAGCAATGCTCCCAGCTGAAGAGAAGATGGAGCAAGACGGCAAGGAAGAGATGACCGCTGAACTCAGCGTCATTTCCAAACTCGAAGCAAAGCTCGACTCGATCATCAGTAACTTTGGAGCCGCTCCAGTAAAGGCATCGGTAGTTGCTGAGGAGAAGGCCGTCGAAAAATTCGACCTCAAATCAGTGATCGTGCAGAAGACCGAGGAACTCGGCAGCCGCACCGAAGCTATCCGCTTCGCAATGCGTAACCACCGCGAAGCCTACATCGAGGCACGCGACAACAACGAACTCAACTTTTAATCAAACAAATCTATGGCAACCCAAAACGACAACGGAATCCGGAGCTTCGCTTTCGCTTCCGCAATTACTGCGAACACGCTTGTGAACATCTCAG